GCCTCACTTATGGGGTGTCACCGAACGACGGTGCTACGGCAAATCCAATGTGGATACATTAAGGCCACTTCAATATTCAATGAACGAAATCAGCTTGTGTATCAAATTCCATTAAGTGCTCTTCATCCCGAGGCCCAGCTTCGCTACTTCAAGGAGCACGGCCATCCGTTTCCCCTTGCAACGGAAAAGCCCGCTTCAGCAAAGGCGTACAAACCGCTGGATCACTTTTCAGCAGCCGAGCGGGAGGAAATACGGCAGGAGATGGAGACACTGGAGCGGTGGCAGGAGTACCGCAGGCAGCCGGGCCGCACGGCGGAGCTGGATGCTGAGTTTGTAGAGCTGCTGCGGCAGGAAGACCCGGGACGCGCGGTAAGCGTGAAAACGCTGTACCGGAAGAAGAAAGCGCTGGAGGAAAACGACCTTGCGGGGCTGGTGGATGGCCGGGGCAAGGCACGGAAAGGCCGGAGCAGAATCGACGAAACGGTGTGGCAGACGTTCCTCTCTTTCTACCTTGACCTGCGGGAACCGAAAGCAAAGGAGTGCTACGAGGCAACCATCCAATATGTGCGCAGGCATTATCCGGCGCTGGCGGATGGCATCCCGACATACAGCACCTTTGTAAGGCACATTGAAAAGGATGTGCCGTATGCGGTGCAGCAGCTGGGACGCGAAGGAAAGAAAGCCCTGCGCGACCGCTGTGCCCCGTATGTGCGGCGCATCTACGACAACATGGAAAGCAATGAAATATGGGTGGCGGACAACCACACCTTTGACGTCATAAGCCGGGACGGCAAGACAACGCACCGCCTGTACTTAACCGCATTCTTAGATGCACGCAGCGGTATCTTTACCGGGGTGTATGTGACGACGGCGCCCAGCAGCCAGAGCACGGTGATTGCGCTGCGGCGCGGTATCCAGCGGTACGGCATCCCGGACGTGATCTATGTGGACAACGGCCGCGAGTTTTTGACCTTCGACCTGGGTGGGCTGGGCCACCGGAAGAAAAAGAGCAAGGCGGCACAGGATCGGCACGATCCACCGACAATCCTGCAGAGGCTGGGCATTGAAATGATGAATGCGCAGGTGAAAAACGCCCGCGCAAAGATCATTGAACGACGCTTTCTGGACTTTAAAAACCGCATATCAAAGCTGTTTGAAACGTACACAGGCGGCAATGTACTGGAGAAGCCGGAAAACCTGGAGAAGCTGCTGCGGGCTGGTAAAGGCCCCACGGACCTGGAACTGACCGAAGCCGTGGAGCAGCTGCTGGAGGGGTACTTGAACGAGCAGCCCTACGGCGGCGCGGTGGCGGCGGACCGCGGCAAGCCGCGTATGCAGGTATACAATGAGAATTTGCACCGCAAACGGGTGCCGCGCAGCGAGGAGGACTTGAACCTGCTGCTGATGCGCAGCACACGGGCCATCAAGGTGGACCGGCCGGGTGTGTACCTCACTGTTGGAAAAACCAAAATCTATTACCGCACGGACGAATTTGTGCTGAACTATCAAGGCGCAAAAGTATATCTTCGGTATGACCCGCTGGATTTGAGCCATGTGCGAGCCTATGACGAAGACGACCGCTTCATCATGGAGCTGCCTGCGGACAGCCGGATGGTACTGGAATACCGGGCCAGCGCAGAGGAAGTAAAGGAAGCGCAGCAGACGATTCGCAGCTTTGAAAAGCAGGCGGCGGAGC